ATCCTTTAAGGACAAAGTGACAGGCGAAGTTTACCCTATAGGTAAGGAACTTGAATTGGACGAAGAAAGGACTAAAGACCTTATCAATCGTGGGCTAGTGGTTGTTTCTAAGAAGAAAAAGAAATGATTATACGTGACTACATAAAACAGAAGTTTCAGACCTTCGGCATTCAGTTGTCGGAGGCTGACCTTTTGGATATTGCTATGAACGCAGAAGATGAAGTTACCGAGGAAAACAAAGACCTTGTTAATTTTAAAATCGTAAAGTTCATTCCAAATCTAATACTTCGTGCAACCTCAATTTCAGAAAGTGGATTTTCAATGTCTTGGGATATTCAAGGGTTGAAAGATTACTACTCTATGAGATGTAATGAATACGGGATAGAGGATTTACTTAGTGATAAACCTAAAGTAGCATTCTTATGATTTTTGCACCTCATACTTTGCAGCTAAAAGTCGTTACCGAACCTGAAAAGGACGATTATGGGAGACCAATACCCGGAACAGGTGGGGAAAACTGGCAAACAGTATGCGAGTGTAGGTGTGACGATAATACAACTAAGGAGTTTACCTCCGATAATGGAACAGTCTTTAGACCTAGTTATCATGTCGTGTGTGACAAGATAGCGATTAATGCAGGTGTAGAAGTGCGGTGTATGGACGGTGACACAGTAAGAGGTAGTGGTAAGGTACTTGTGGTTAAGTCTACTAACTATTATCAATATACAGAACTATGGTTTTAAGTGATTTTTCCGATGTAGATTCTTGGTTCGATGAAGAAACCGCTCGTGTTCTTGAGAAAGAACGTGAGATAGGCGTTGAGACAGTAGAATATGCAAAGGATAACGGGAATTATCAGGATCATACAGGATTATTGAGAAAGTCAAATGACTTCGAAGTAGATGAACAAGGTTTATTACTCAAGAATGAAACGGAGTACGCTTCGTGTGTAGAATCTAAAGGATTTGATGTTTTAAGTGGTACGGCACTCTTTGCCGAGAAAAAGCTAAAAGAAGAATTTGAATGATAGTATCAAGCGACATAGCTAACATTCTTTACCGTGACTGCAAGGCATTCGGTATTCAGATAGTCCCCGACGGAGAAACTCTTACGGGTGAGATTACTGCCGAAAGAATTGTCATTCATGCCAAAAGCCAACAACCGGGTAGAATATGGAAGAAAGGCTTTGTAGAGGTAAACCTATGTGTGCCTGATCTAGGTGTAAATTCAGCCAACTCAATAAGACTAGGACAGTTAGAAAGACAGGCTCAGTCATTGTTGGATGATATTATAGGCTCTTATGATGGTACTCACTATTATTACGGAATAGCTAAGATCGGAAGAGAGCAGGACGCTAATTTAAAGTGTCATTATGTGAATGTAAGAATTTTATTTGAGATTTTAAATGTAAAATAACTATGGCTAAACAGTATATAGGAATTAAGAGAGTATGGTATGCAGATGCTATTGCATCCATTGCAGGGGCTTCACTTTCAGGTGCTGAAATCAAGGCCTTAATTGATAATGCCGCCACTAAGGAGGTAAAGAACGTACATCAGGATACTTGGGGTTATGCCGAAGATGATCCAACCATCGCAGAATATCGTAATCAGCTAACAGGTAAGATTTACTACCGTGATGTGGAACAGGAAGGAGCCGCTACAATCAGCTTTACGATGGGTGAATATGAATATTCCGATAAGGCTGCATTGCAAGGTGGTACTGCCACTACAACGGGATGGGATAGACCGGCCATTAAAGAGAATATCTCTAAGTGCATTATCGCACAGACAAAGACCGGTAATTACATCGTATTCCCCAATGCATCTATCATAGGTAAGGGAAACTTTACTGATAAAAACATTGGATTAGGAGTGACGGCAGTTGCGATGGAGACAGGGGTAACAGGATTGTCGGCAGAGGTTTGGAGAGATAAGTCAGAGGTTGAGACTGTTCCGGCAGGTTAAAGATTGGTTTAGGTTAACACAAAGGGGATGTGGGGTTATTCCCATGTCCCCTTTTAATTTAAAATTATGAACGAAGCATCAAAATTAGTAACAGATAGCTTATTGAATGAGTTTGTAACCATTAAGGTTGGCAATAGTGCTTTTACTGTTTATCCTCCATCTATAAAGGTTCTATGTAGGGCTATATCCGAGTTCTCAAAGATAGGAATGGATGGAGAATACAACAAACTAACAGTATTGTCCGAACTTCCACTGAATAGCACACATATCATTAAAGGCTTATCTGCTTTGATAGTTGGCGATGTTAGGAATTGGAGATGGAAAGCTCATAGGGTTGGAAAACAATTAATGAAGCTCAATCTATCAGAGTTAAACAAGGTCAAAGAAGAGGTTATCTCCCTTGCCGGAGGAGATGATTTTTTCGCATGTGCCGCTTCGCTGAAATCCATGTCAGTGATGGCGGCAAAGCAGAAGTAGCCGGGAACGACACTCTATTAGGTCAGGTAGCTACGTTTATAGATGTTCTTCATTTGACCTATAAAGAAGTGTTTGAAGTTATTCCTTACCGAAATTTAATAATCATGCAGAAAGATAAGCTTCGCCCTGTTTATGGAGAAAAAATGGAGGAGGTTTCAGAGGAAGATTATTTTAAAAACAAATCAAAAAACAAATAGATATGCCTAAATTATACTTTCGTGTAGAATCTGACTGGGAAAAAGTTGTGCAACTTAGGGAAGAAATCTCTAAACTTGAAACGCAAATGAAGTCCATGGATGCTAATAAAGCACCCGCAGCCGTTGCAACGTTAAACAGACAGATTAACGAGGCTCAATCACAACTCAAGGGAATGGTCAGCGAAGCATCAAAAGCGGCTGTAGTGATGGATGGTGACTTTAAGAGTAAAATATACCAAGGATCACAAGCTGTCAATGACTTCACGCAAAAGATAATCAGTCAGAAGTCAGTAGTCAAGGATGTAGAGGCAGATGTAAGACGGCTTACCGATGCATATCGTTCCGTACGTATGAACCCTTTAAAGGCTGGCAATGCGCTAGGTGAATTAAACGCGGCTAAACGAGCACTTAACGAAGAGAAATCGGCTTTATTTGACCTTACTCAACAACAAGCGAACGCTCGATTATCTGTTAAGAAGCTTCAGGATGAATATGCTCTTTACAATAATAATGGAAAACAAGTTGTTGAAACCAACAACGATATAGCTATATCGTGGAAAAAGGCCTTGGGGGTTATAGGTGGTGTTGCTGTGTTAAAACAGCTTGGCTCTGAAATCATTCGTGTTCGTGGTGAGTTCCAATCCATGCAGACCGCCATTGAAACTTTGGTCGGTAAAGGGATGTCTGACAAGCTGTTGCCGCAAATCAAGGAGTTGGCTAAGATTTCTCCGCTTACTATGTCCGATATGGTTGGGGCTGAGGAAATGATGCTTGGTTTCAATATTCAGGCAGAAGATACCATTAAATATCTGAAAACTATCAGCGATATTTCTATGGGGGAATCAAGTAAGTTTAATTCTCTCACATTGGCTTTCTCTCAAATGTCCGCAGCCGGAAAACTTATGGGACAAGACCTTAACCAGATGATTAATGCTGGATTCAATCCACTTCAGATCATTTCTGAGAAGACAGGTAAATCTATCGCTACTTTGAAAGATGAAATGTCAAAAGGGGCTATTTCCGCAGAAATGGTACAACAGGCATTCATTGATGCAACATCTGCCGGAGGTAAGTTCTATAATATGTCCGAGAACGCATCTAAGACTATCAATGGACAGATTTCTATGATGCAAGATGCTTTGGACAATGCTTTTAATGAAATAGGACAGGCAAGTGAAGAATTCATCATGTCTGGAATACAAGCAACTACATCATTAATTCAGAATTATGAAACTATAGGTAAAGTACTTGTAGGAATGATTGCCACCTATGGAGTTTATAAAACTGCTCTTATTACAAACATTGCGCTAACTCGTGGTTGGGCAGTAGCTGCACGGGCTGATGCGACAGCAAAAGGAATACAAACTATTGCAACTAAAGCGCAGACCGTAGCCCAATTAGCATTAAATTCTGCAATGAAAGCAAATCCCTATGTTTTGGCTGCAACCTTAATTGTTGGTGCTGCGACTGCTATGTGGGCTTTCCATGATTCGACAACTGAATCAGAGAAAGCACAAGGGCGATTTAACAAGAAGCAGAAAGAAGCCGCTAAACAGGAGCAAGAACACAAAGAGAAAATAGATTCGCTTGTAGAAAGTTCTCGTGATATTGCATTGGCTGATTTGCAGCGGGGTCAAAGTTTGGCAGAACTTCGAAAGGAATATCCAAAAATATTTTCTCAATATGATATTGAAACAATAAAACTTGCGGATATTCTTAAATTGAAACGTCAAATAGCAGATGAAGATGCTAAACGTGCTGGTGAGAAAAAAGAAAAGGAACTTTCTGATCTTGAATCTGAAATCAAGTATTATGAGAATCTATTAAAAACATTATCTGGTCAACAAGGTGTTGATGGATATGTTAAGAAATTAAAAGAGTTACGAGCGGATCGTGATGTATTGTTGCAGGAAAATGGCAAGGTAATTTCCGAACAGTTTATTTCTAATCTTAAAAATATTGATATTAACGAGTTTGACCATTACATATTCGAATTAGAAAAGCGAATAAAAGGGAAAGGGGAGAATGGCAAAGTAAAACTACGATTACCTATTGATGCAAAAGGTTCTTTGTCCGAAGAAGCAATTTATGATCTGAAAGATATAAAAACTCTTATAGATACTGCTAAAACTGCAAAAAAAACTAAAGAAGAGGCAGCGAAAGCTGAAAAGAAGTCAGCCGCAGAATGGCTATTATCCTATAAAAAAGCGTATGATGATGCAGAAAAAGCATATAAGGATTTTCTGTCATCTAAAAAAATAATGTCGGATGCAGATAGAGATAAAGAACTTAAAAGGCTGAAAGATTTGCGTGACACAGCAAAAGCTACTTATGAAAGAAAGGGAGGATCTACTTCATCTGATTCCAAGCAAGAGAAAGAAGGCGAAAAACTCCTAAAAAATCAAGAAAAGTACAAATTACTTCTTGATAAACAGAATCGTGAGAAGGAACGGATGGAAATAGATTCCCAGTACGAAATGGAGCAAATAGAAATCAACGGCTTACAAGAAGGTAGCGAAAAAGTTCTTAGACAAAGAAAGCTTAACCATGAGAAGGAATTGGAAGCTATCAAGCGAGAGGCTAAGGATAAGAAACTTCAAGAAATAGAAAAAGCCCGGTCTGCTTTTGAAGCTAAACCTGAAAACAAAGGAAAATCTTTCGATGCTGATAAGTTTGTCAAATCAGAACCGACAAAGAAGCTATTTGTAGCCTTCGACAAGACAGCCGAAGCAAAAACAAAAACTGAAAATACTAAATACAATCGCGGAGATGATTTAAAGGAATTATTAGACAAATACCAGAACTTTAATCGTCAGCGTTTAAAGCTAGAAAATGAATACCAAGAAGATGAGAAAATTCTTCAAGATAAAATGCTTAAAGCCAAAACGGAGGATGAAAAGAAGGAAATTCAAGAAGTAATGGATGAATTGGCAAAGCGTAGGAAGAAAGGTATGCAGGAAATTTCAAAGAACGAGATTGAAGATTCTGGTATTTGGAAGCAGTTAATGGGGGATATTGATGCACTTTCTACTGAAACATTAGAAAAACTGTTGTCTGATGCTGAACAACTAGTTAAAGTAACAAATCTTTCTGCCACTGATATGAAAGCAATGATGGATACAATAAACAATGCCCGTCAGAATCTTATTATGCGTAATCCTTTCAAAACCTTAAAAGAAGAATACGAAAAGTACCAGAAGGCGGTAAAAAAGGGGGATAAGCAAGGTGCTTCTATTTCTTGGAGTAATGTAGAACAAGCTAGCGAATCTATAAAGAATAATATATCAGCATTAGGGGCTTCATTGGCTTCTCTTGGAAACACTTTTTCCAATGAACTTGGAGATGGTATTCAAAAGGCAGTAGATGTTATAAATGATGGGATTACAGCTTTCGAGGTATTTGGCAAAAAGGGGGAAAAGTCTGCTGGCGATACTGTCAAAGGAATAAGTGGAATTATTGGTATTATAACCACTCTGATTGGTACAGTAATGGATGCCTTTGATACTACCGCTGAAGAGCAAGCAAGAAATATTGAATACCAACGTAGACAAGAAGGGTATTGGGACTCCATTAATTATCAGGTAGAACGATATTTGGAACTACTAAAAGAGGCTACAGCAAGTGATTATTTTGAATTAGCTGGCAAATCACTAACCACACTTGAAGAATCTAGAAGAAAAGCTTATCAAGATATAGTTAAGTCTATGCCTGTCGGTGATGTAGATGGTACAACCTTTGGACTTTCTCAATTGTTAATTAATGGAAGATTTGCGAATAAACTGACTGAACAAAATTTTGGTGCTAAAACCGCCAAAGAAATTTTTGATTTCATAAATGCTAATGGAGGTTATGATTTAGAAAACAAGCTGATATCTGAAGATGCTATTTGGGCGATGAAAAGCAATGCTGACATCTGGTCTAAGTTACCGGAGTGGATGCAACAAGCTATTGACAAATTTGTAGAGTTTAACGACAAGGCTAAGGAACTAGAAGAGACTTTAAATGAGGATTTATTTCAAACCACTTCACAAGGTATCGAAGAAGCAATATTGGAAGGACTAAAAGGCGGGAAAAGAGGAATTGCCGATTTTGGGGAAGATTTTGAGGAAATAATGCGCAATGCTTTACTACAGTCGTTTGTCATAGATCAACTGAGAGGTAAAGCACAAGAATTTTATAAAAAATATACCCTTTTGGCTGATAGTGACGAAAACGGGAAACTTGATTTAACAGTAGAAGAGATAAGCGACCTTAGAGAGGATTGGAATGATATTATAAAGGCTGCAACAGAGGAAGCTAAAAATATTGATTCTATAATTGGCAGTTCTTCCTCTTCTTCTCAAGAATCCACTAAAAAAGGTTTTGCGACAGCTTCACAAGATTCAATAGATGAGCTGAATGGTAGATTTACCGCTGGACAAATCGCATGGGAAGAAACAAAAAATCAAAGTATCCTTCAATCTCAATCACTCAATATTTTGACAGTTAAGGCTGATTCGATTCTTTCGATGAATACCGATACTAGAAATATTGCAGATGAAATACGTACTATTCAAGCAAATTCTTTTTTAGAATTACAAGGAATCAGAGAGAATACAGGAGCTATTATTAAACCTATTAAGGATATGGCAGCGGATATAGCAGAAGTAAAAAAGAATATATCAAAATTATAGTTTATGAAAGGAGACTTGATTATCAATAGAAAGGATGCCTTTACTACATGGGGCATTAGAATGGGTGAAGGGTTTCTTGATGCGCTTGGATCATCTGTCCCTATGAAAGAGTTTATTGAGAATAAATCACGTTTGGAACATGGAAAACGGGTAATAATCATTAATCCAAAGGTAGATGAGCGGGAACTTACTTTGTCATTTACTATAAAAGGAGCCACTACCTCTGACTATCAAGCAAAGAAGAAGGCTTTCTTTGAGGAATTGTATAAAGGTGTAATTGATATACAAGTACCATTAGCAGGTACTGAGATTTATCATCTGATTTATTTAGGTAAGAATATTACCTATGCACAGAGTTTGGATAGAACATTTGGGAAATGCTCAATGAAGTTTTGCGAACCAAATCCGGATAACAGAACCTAATACACAACAACCCTTTTATTGTTGCGTATGTGAGTGCCAAATTTTAGGAACTCTTTCTTTTATATCCGACCTTTGGGAATGTTATGATAGATATCAAAGACATATCCGGCAATCCCCGTTTTTCTACTCCAATCAACGAAGGTAGTAAACGTAAATTCCTATTAATGAAAGAGGACTATATTCTTTTGAAGTTTTCTCTTTCTGAACCTGTATATTTTAAGCTGGGTGATGGAATAGATAACGAGTTGGGTATATTTGAACTTATAGACTTATATAAACCTACATATAATACAACTACAGGAGGATATGACTACGAACTTCGCTTGGATGCTTATTATTGGAAATGGAAGAACAAGAAGTTTTTCTATACACCGGAAACCACCGGACGCGAAGCCGCATGGAATCTTACCGCTACCCTTGACACGCATTTAAATGTTTTTCTGGATAACTTGAAAGCTCTTGGTTACAAGTTCAGAGAAGATGATTTCATTTATGAAATTGATGATACGGTAGCAAATACTTCCAAGCCAGTTTCTTACGATAATGTGAACCTGATTGATGCACTTACCCAAATGGCAGAGACATGGGAATGCGAATGGTGGATAGATAATCATAAGATTTGTTTTGGACGTTGCGAATATAGCTCCCCAGTGGATTTTAAAGTTGGTGATTTGTCCGACAGCGAGAACGTAAACGTCAACTCCATGCAGCGAAGCGACAGTCAGGCAACGTATGCGACCCGTGTCTATGCTTTTGGCTCTACACGCAACATTCCCGCTAGCTACCGGAAGAGTCTGATATTTGATGTGAAGAAGGTGGATGGTAGAGATATTGCTGATACGGAAAGACGGCTTGATATAAAGTTCTTTCCCTTGTCTTCTCAAATAGGTGTATCTCCTTTCAATATCAACGTGTTTAAAGAGGGGGAAATGACTGGTGATCAAGATGGATATGAGGTAATGACGGACATATTTGCTTCTTCTATGCCAGCAAGCAGCTATCGTGTTTCTTTTGATTCTATGCCTGTTTTTCTTACTACAAGATTCACGTCCAACATAGAGAATCTGAAGGCAAAAGTATCCCTCTACTATTATGTCGGAGATGTAGAAAAGGTATTGGATATACAAGAACAGTCCGTAAATGATTCATCTTCCAGCCAGGCACTCGTATTTGATGTTATAGATTTCTCGCTTGAAGAGAAAGCGGAAAATTGCCGGCTACTGTTTACGTTTAGTTTCACATTAAATCATCCAGGTAAAACAGTATATTACACTATTGGCAGAGAATGGGATAAAGAGATAAAGATTGAATGCCTTGTTTCATCGGCAGACACTTCTGTGACGTTTCTTTCCGGTTCCAATGCCGGGCAAACCTTCAAATCTGTTTACAACCCTGATTTGCTAACTGGTGATGCCACAAACGTTCTCCGTCTTCCCGAAGGCGTAGTAGCTTCTAGTGGTGACAGATACATTATCAACAATATCATCAAAGGCAAGGTCCCTGATAACTATTTCAGCAAGGACGATAAAGAACTCACCTTGAATGGTGTAGTGCAGAAACGCCTTATGCTTCCTGCTGATATCCCTTATGTGGACGCTTACCGATATAGCCCTACAGGAGAAAGAATAGATATCGGTGATGAACGTTACGACAACCCAGATAACGTAGAGATG